TAAAGCCAATAAAACAAGCGAATAAACCTATTAATATATCTGCACTATTCATATACTTAGCCCTTTGTTAAGGCCGATCAAGCTACTAACCGAGTAGCCCTCTCAGCGTTTGTAGTATCAGTATGAGGGCAAAATGTCAGAATACAAAGCCTATAACCTTTTGGCGTGTCGCTACTTGGCGAGGCGGTCCTCGAGCAAAATTTCATAGATCCGATCTACCCGCTGCTCGATACGCTCAACGCGGCCGGCTAGGTTATGACCGCCGTTATTATCCGGCTTTAATTCGCTGAGGTAATACTTGACTAGCTTACGGATAAGCCCAGCCCCTAACCCCAAAATAGTACTTACCCCTAAGATAAGACCAATTAGGAGCTGAGCTCTATCCATTACTTAGACCCTACGCCAAACTGCTTTTCGCTTGGCTGTAGTGCCTTGAGTAGTGGCCCGATTAGCCCAGCAATAAACGCATTAGCTAATACTTTAGGGTCTGTAATACCTGATAGGTACAAAGCACCTACACAGCTTAAAGCGGCTCTGAGGTATGAGACTCCGGCCGCCTTTAATTGCTCTTTCATTTTGTGCTCCTATAATGCCCTTTAGTTGATCTGTGAGAGTACGTATAACGTAGCCGTACCTGCCGAGGTAATTGCATATAAATCTTGATGGTCTCCTACCATTAAAGAAAGTTTATCGCCGTTATCCATACGATAACCATTAGCTGCCGTTAGATCAGCGCCTCCTAGGTAAAGAGTTCCACTAGCTGAGTGCAGGTAAACGCTCTGATCTCCAATTTCTTGTGGCACTACTATTGCTTTTGTTGTAGTTACTGAATATACAGCCGATTTAGGCATTTTTTAATCCTAACTTAATAATTAAATCTTTTGCCTTTGTGGCACTTACCTCTACCTCAAAGTGCATATCATCCGGCCGGCTCTTAAAATCGCCGCCCCACTTAAGGCCGTATTTTTTAGCAAGCGCCCGGATCATAGGTACTTTCTCAGCCGGAAAAGTGTCGTATTTGCCTAGTGGATGCTTAGTCGCGTTAAGGTCGATAGCTGTACCGGATGAGTGACACGATAAGCGATCAGTAGATCCGCGCACCATCCTAAAAGCGTAGCCCCAATCGTCAAATGTGCCCTCATCGATCGGCTCAATTAGCTCGTGAAACTCCGCAGCAAAGGCGGCTAATAGCGGGCCCACGCTACTAGCGCACCTGAGCTTACGATCCGTACCCCGTACAGGGTAGGACTTTATATTTATCTCGGCCGGATCTTTAGATGCCGGATATCCGTTATAGCTCTCTAATCGTGTGCTCGGCATTTGAGCACTCCCATCTTTTTAGATTATTAAGTAGCAGCTCGTTATGACCACACTCAGGCATAGGAGCTATAAATGCATCTTCGATCGGATCATAAGTAAAACCAATACCAGCAAAATTGTATTTTTCTTTAGCGTTATAAGATGTTTTAATCCACGTGCCACCAAAATTATCAATTAACCATTGATAGCCCTCGTCACCGTTTGGATCATTATTATCTCCTACCAATACTCTAATTACTTGATTTTTATTATCAATTTCGGCCCAATGACTCATGCCAAATACCTCACAATTACAATTCCAGATCCACCTGCGCCGCCAGTTCTATTAACTAATGTGCTATCAAAAGCGCCGTTACCACCATTACCGGTATTAGCGCCTCCATCTGTTCCGTTTCCCGAAATACCATTAAGAATATTTCCACCTCGTGCATAAGTTATAGATGTGCCATTAATTGAATTAGCGGTGCCAATTCCACCGTTAGCATCTGCACCTGAGGATTTTGTATTACCTGCTCCGCCCGAACCTCCACCTGTACCAGCATTACCAGTACCGTTAGCCGTTCCATTAGCGCCATTGTTGCCTTGAGACGGCGATGTAGATGGAGTGTTTCCTAATCCGCCTGCGGGAATTGGTGACGATCCAGCTCGTGAACCTCCACCGCCGCCCGAACCTCCATTTGATCCATTCCCTGTAAAACTTGGGCCGGAGCCTCCACCGGCTCCGCCGCCTGTAGACGTGTTAGATACAAAAATACTATCATTACCGTTTGCTCCGTTTGCCGATCCAACACCGCCGGCTCCGCCGGCTCCGATAGTTACAGTTTGTGCCGTTGAAATTGTTTGCGCTGTAAAATATCTATAACCACCTGCTCCGCCCGAGCCGGAATACCAACCATCACCCGGCGAGCCACCTGCTCCGGCTCCACCTGCCACGACAAGATAATCACACGATAATGAAACGGATGGAGTAAACGTTCCAGAGGATGTAAAAGTATGAACCCAATAACCATTAGCTAGGGTGATCGTGCCGCCTGTTGCTTTTGGTTGGCTCAAACTAGACGAAATAACGCCAGCAATAGAATTTAACATTAGCTAATTGCACCAACTACATACCAAATATCGGTAGCGGTTTTAATACAAGCTGCCGATCTGTATTGTGCCACTACCGGCTGAGCCGTTACGCTGCCTGAGCTTAAAATAGTAGTAGTACCGGGAGTCACCGCTGAAATAGTACACGCGCCCGCTCCTTTATTAAGAATTGTAATAACTGTACCTACCGGGTATGCCACGCTTGCATTAGTCGGGATCTTAAAAGCTACCGCTGTGCCTTTATTCATAGGGATCAGTTTTTGATATTGATCTGCTAAGACGGCGGTGTAATCGTTTGTTTGATCCGACCCAACGTCAAAGGTAATAAGGCTATTCATAGCCCCGGCCGTTAATACCTCACCCGTTACAAATGGAAACTCGCTTGCCATAGTGTGCTCCTTAGTATGCTAATACGGAGGTATCGAGCACTCCATATAGTGTTGAGTCTAATATAAAGCCGTCGATAATCGGCTCTAGTGTTGTAAATGTCGTTTTCCAGCTGCTAGGGGATACTCGATGGGATACGCCAAATATTTGTAATGTCTGTGTAAGAGTAGAGCTACCAGGCTGATTAGTCGTAATCGTTACCGGGTCGAAAAAATCTAAATCAAGGGCGGCTAATATGCCGTCGTTATAGTTTTCTGTATAAAGATCAAGCTCAATAGCATCGCACCGCGTACGAGTCTGTTTACGACTAGCAACGTAGGCCCGGGCATAGTCGAGCGCCGCTTGATCGGTTTCCATTACTAAATTTTGTTGAGTATAGGAGTGGAGAAAATACTCATCGATAGAGGCTTGATCGTCTGCGAGCTGAGGCGTACCGCCTATTTTGGTGATAGAAGCTGAGTTGTAAACGAGCGTGTCATCTAAACGCCAAACGGCGTTAAAGTAAGTGATCTCGCTACCATCATCGTTAAATACAACAGGCGGCAGAGCTTGAGAGTCTATGCAATATGCACGATCTTTAAGCGTAATAGAGCCTCGTGCATCCATGTAAATAGCACCATACTCAGATATTGAGGCGGTCTGTAGCGCTGCTAAAGCTGTACGTAAATTACCCGGATCTGCCTGAAAGATCGTATCGCCGTACTCGATCTCGCGCTGAGATGACGGCCAAGCGATTTCATCGAGGATAGCGTTTACGCGCTCGCCGGGTAAGTCACCCGCATCGGCTAGAGTTACCGTCGTTATCTGACTGTTATTAAATAATCTAAAAGCATCTACCGCCGTAATAGTCGTATACACGACATCGGTAGCCATTTTAGGGGTTGTAGTTGTGTAGCTAGTAATAAATCCGCTAAACATTGGATATTCCGTGCCTCCGTATGTAGCTGTAATAGCTACCTTACGCATGGGAGTAAGCAAACCAAAATACGGGCTTGCTGGATTTTGAGGGTTAAAGTCTCCATTTTGATCTACGATACGTAAAGTTAGCGTACCCGTTTGGAATACATCCGCTTGAGCATTACGCCCGCGCATTGTCGTAATACTGTCCACTACATCCGAGACATCGACGATAACAGCGGCGGAGTCTGCCAATACGTTAGTACCTAATATTCCGCTATCTAGGATCATAGCTTGAGCAAAAGCGGGTCCAGTAGAAAAGTTAATGATCGCATTGACCACAGGCACGGTCATGCTATGCCCGCCGTAGTAATTGGATCACCGTTGCGGTTTAATTCTTGGATCGTATCTTGGATTAATGTTGCAAGCTCGTCTTGAGATGCAATAACACCGGCATTAATGTTAATCGTGTAATCGCGATCATAGGCTCCGCCTGTAGGTACCTCGGTGTATGTAGGTAGTAAACCCTCAGAGGCCAAACTTGTTAGATCTCCCATAGAGCCGAGAGTGCCCGTCGCATCTAACTCAGCTGCTAAAGCATCTGCTAACTCTGCTAAAGATGCGGCGGTTTCTCCTAAAGTTTGTGGACCTGTTGCATCCTGTTCGGCTGCGGCGGCGTCTGCTAACTCTGCTAGAGCTGCGGCAGACTCAGCGGCGATCTTAGTAGCAGCCTCGGCGCCAGCTGCGGCAGCTGCAATAGCATCGCCTGTTGCTTTATCTAATTTACTTTTAGCAGCTACGGCATCATCCTGAGCCTTTTTAGCAGCTGCAATAGCAGCGGTAAGAGCCGGATCGACTCCGCCGGATGTACTTAAAGCACCTGCCCCAGTTGATACGCTCCCGAGTGATTTAAGCGCAGCTATGTAACTCTGTAGATTAGCCATACGTTGAGCATCGGCGGCAGCTTGAGCATTTCTAACCGCATTAATGGCGTTCAATTCCTCAGACTGTACGAGCAAGATACTTGTCCTAGCGGCGCTTTCTGTTTTAGAAAGAGCGGCTAGTTTTTGTATCTGATTAAGTTGTATGCGTGTAGCCTCTTTGTAAGACTCCTCAGCGGCTAACTCCCCGGCCAAGATAATCCCCGCGTTGTATTTCTTAAAAGCTTCCTCGCGCGCGATCTCTTTATCTTTCTCAGCCATCTCGCTATCGTTAATAACCTTAAGCTCTGCCAATAGCCGAGCATTAAGAGCAAACAAAGTTTCATCGCTAATAGTTTTAATACCAGCTAATTTTTTAAGGTCGTTAGACTCTTGTAATAACCCTAGCTCTTTTAATTTAGATAAAGCTAAACTACCGTTTTCATCCTCAATAGCCATCATGGCCTCAAGGCGTAGACGTGTTTCTTTGTCGTAAGTAGCTTTAAGAGCTGCGGCGATGGAAATACGGTTAGTATCAAACTCGGCAGCGGCCTTAGTAAGCGAAATCTCATTTTTCTTAGCAAGCTCGGCTTTTTTCTGTAAGGCTAATAACTCTTTTTGGCGTTTGAGTGCGAGCTTATCCATCTTGGCCTTTTCGGCATTTGTACGCAGATTAGTAATATCCTGCGGTACGCCCTGCGGAAAACCGCCTTGGCGCCCTCTAACTATGTCTACGTTTGTACGTAAAGCACCAATAGAAAATCTGCCTACGTAGTTTTTTAATCCTCTAAAAGCATTTTCTAAAACACCTGCGCCCGGGATACTTGAGAATAAGTCACCTAGATCCTTGGCCAATACCGATACGTTAGTAATAAGCCCGGAGATGGAGTCCGCGGCACCATCGACTTTATCGATGAGCTTATCCATACCGCCGGATGATGTACTAAGAGCGGCTACTAGTGATTGGCCTATTTGCTCGCTAGCTTGCTCAGCTGCGATCTTGAGGCGGTTGAGTGAGCCTTGATATGAGTCTGCCGCGTTTTTAGATTGGCCGGCATATTGAGCAGCGATAAGCCTTTCAATTTCTAAATATGATTTACTTGATAGCTCGGCATTAGTTAGGCCTAGATTAAGTTGTTTAAGCCCCTTTACATTACCTACATATGCCTGACTTAGGATTTTTGTAGCTGAGGCTAAATCCATACCTGTACCGGCGCTAATATCAAGCGCGGTATTGAGCATCGATTGAGCCAAAGTTGTAGAGCGTGTAGTTTGTGCAAGCTGAATAAATGACGGTTGAAGCTGATCCCGATTTACGCCGGTCGCTTTCTCAACGCTATCAATATAACCCTCAGCCTCAGCGGTAGCAAAATTAAACCCAAGATTACGTAAAGCGGTATCTAGGCGCTTGACCTCTGCAATCTGCTCGCCATAAGCGGCTACGGCTTTTTTAGAGTAACCCAAAAGGGCAGCGGCACTAAAGGTAACGCCAAGGGTACGACCTAAACCTTTTACGGTTTGATTAAACTTACCTATCTGATTAGCGCCC